TTACAATTGATATTAAAACTATCTGTGTCATACTCTATACTATGAGAAGGCATTAATACATTGCCACTTAATTCTTCATAAGTAGCACCTTTAAAACCTAATGTGTTTCCTGATACTGAAACACTAGGTAAATACATTAAAAAAGGTTCTCCAACAAAAGGACTAGAACTATCATTTAACATTAGGCCATACAATAATTCTATTTGGCTATTATCAATAGTATCGTTTAACCTTTCAAATATTGGTTGCTCAAATATTACTTCTATATCTAGTTTGTCACCGCTTAGCAGCTCACCATCTGCATCATATAATTTTTGTTCTAAGTTGCCATAATAAACACCGTTTTCTTGTGCATAAAAATCTGCTAATATTTGTTTACTATCTTTAAACTTAAAATTGATTTGGTTTAAAATCTTGCCTCTACTAACTGTTACTTGTTTAGTGTCTATATATTTTGTAACATCGTATATTTGACCTTCAGCATACCAACTTTGTAAATCTTGTACGTATAGATCATCACCATCAGGAACTACAACCAGGTTGAACATTCTAAAAATAGACGTTAAAAAATCATATACTTTTATATCCTTAAACGATGTTGTTATAATTGTATCTAAGTCTATTGATTGGCTTGTATAACTATTACTAAAAACAGTTGTTGATACATTACCTAAAGCACCATGTTTGTAAGTTAGTTTTGTTGTTGCTCCAAAATCAAAATCTGTTTCTGTTATTATTTCTGCCTTGACAGTATAATCTTCTGTAAAGTTTAAATTATTTCCTAGTTTTGTATTTGCACCTGTTAGCCAGTTAGAACTTTCATATACAACCGTACCATTTATAGTTAATCTTATTTTGTAATCTACACTTTCAAATCCTGATGCTGGTGTTACTGTTGTTTCATAAACATATCTTTCAGAACCTCCTAAAGATGGTTGTGTTCCTGCTAAGTCTTCATAAACTTTTAAACCATTAGATAAATCATCCTTAGTATTGTTTACATTCATGTACAATTCAGAAAACTTAGTTTCATCAAAGAAAGTACCACTAAATGTTAAACCATACTTTTCTGTAATAGCCTGTATAATTAACTTAACTTGTATCGCTGGTCTTAATTCGCCAAAACCTATACCATCTGTTCTTCCTGCATCATACGCTATATTTACAAGCGTGTCCGTTGCTGTTGTATCACTTACATCACTATTGTAATAGAACTGCCTTTTATAAGATACTAAAGGATAGCAAACAGCTTTAGTATAACTAACAGAATCAACTGTAAAATCTAAGCCAGTAGTTAATCCAATTTTAACATTCGCTGCTGTATAATCGTGATTGAAATTATCTAACCAATCTAAATCTTTTAATTTATCTTCTCCTATTAAATCTTTTACCTTGATTGTATTACCATAAAAAACAACCTTATAAAATGCTGGTTGGTTTTCTTTTATAACAACGTTTACTAATTGTAGTTTACCACGCTTAAAATCTAAAGTATCTACATCAATAGTACACGTTTTTCTTACTCTTGCATCAAAACCACCATCAATATCAGAATTATAATAATGAGCAAATAAACCGTTATTTCTCTTACTGGCAGGTAAAGTGAAGCTTTGCGAAAAGTCACCACGAATTTTAGATATATCTTTTACATCTTGAACCGCTGAAGTAACCTCTATGTTTTCATCTTTGCCAAACGTGTCTAAACGTTGCCCTTCTAAGAAAATATCTACCGCCATTAAATATTATTTATCGTATTGTAAGCATAACTAAAATCAATATTATACTTTACTAATCTGTCATTAGTTCTAGTTAGTGGCTTAAACGTTTTAGTATCTACATTTACTGGTACAAATGAATCGTTCTCATAAAAGAATACCTTTTCACTTAATACCAATTCTTTATATAGTGTGTTTTCAGCCTCATTAATATAACCACTATTAACACTTACAGTATCATTGCCTATTACATTAAGTTTTTGAATCTGATGTTTTGCTATGTCGTAAGTACCGCCAGAAATATAATTGTTTTTAAAATCCTCACTCTTAACGCTTAGTTCGTCTGTTCTTTTCTTGAACATTGTGATAACCTCGTAAGCACCATATTTATTTAAGAATACAACACTAACTGGTGTGAATTTACATTCATCTATAACCTCATAAACAAAAGCATCATCATTTGGTTTGGTTGTTACTGTTATGTATTCATCTGTTGTAACTGTCGAAACATCTATACTAATATATTGCAATGCGTCAGTACTTTCATCTGAAGTAGTCATTGTTAATGTGTCGTTTATTTCGCCTGTTTCACTATCAACTTCTATACTCGTAATTGTACCCTCGTTTAAATAAGGAAACAATATAAAACCATCCCTTGATACTTTACGATTAGCGCAATTAGTTAATACTTTAGATGTTGGTACATCAGGATTAACGCCCTCTTGCATATAGCCATAACCATCAATAGCTGATAGCGTGCCTTCTATGTCTGGTATAATTTCAGAAGGATCAGTATAACTTGCTGTATATTTTGCCCATTTTAAACCATCATCTAAAACATCTACTATTTGACTAGATGAAGTTAATACTACTTTAGGTACTGGATTTAAAAACTCTCTTATTAACTTAGATAAATCTATATTAAATTCTGCATAATCTACCGTAGGTCTTATCTTAGTTAGTGTTCTTGATGCAGTACCAGGAACTACTGCTAAATCACCATCCCAAACATATAGTGTTAATGTAGTTGATGTTGTTGTTGTGAAATTAAAAGGAATGTTTACATAATATGGTGAACGCATTAAAGCATAATCAATAGTGGCTGGTGTTGGAGGTGTTACCACATTTGTAAATACTACTGTAAATTCGCCTGTATTATCATCACCTCCTTTTATGCCTAAAAAATCTTCACCATCTGTTTCTGATTGTATGGTTAAAACATTATCTACTTGTGTAGTTACATATCCAGCAGGAAAATCTAAATCAAAAGCTGTTTCAAATTGTGTTCCAGTTGATGTGCCTGTTATTCCTGGTAGTATTGCAGAACTAACCTCATAAGATGCACCTCTAGTTAATACCCATGTCCATTCTTCACCAAAATTATCAGTTGTTATTTTCAATGTGTCATCTACTACAAAATCCGTAGTAAATGTTATCTCCATTTCGCTATATGTTGGCATCCTTATTCTTTATTAATGTTATTTCCATAAATCTTTCTAAATCTAAACCATAAGCTTCTACTAATTCTTCTGGTAGTGTTTCAAATGCTTTTTCGTATGGTTTACTATAAAAGTATGTTGGTTTAATACCTTGATGGTAAACTACTCTTTGTACTGCGTAAGCACTCAATCCTTTATCTTGCGCCCAATTCTTTAACGCTCCTAATGGTGGCATTTTATTTGTAAATCTATACGGTGAATCTTTAGCGTTTATCTTCCAAAGTTTACCCTTATTATTTCTTTTGTTAAATGTAGATGTTGTTTTTCTTACACCTCCAGCACCTCTTACACCTTTATCTATAAAGTCTAAATATTTAGACGTTTCTTCTTTATCAGTTCCGAAATCAAATTGTATAGAGTTTTCAAATGCGTTTGCTTCATAATCCAATGAAGTATATAATGCGTCTGTATGCCTACGCCCTGCACGTGTTAAATTAGCACGTGATTGTGATACTAAGTACTTACCAAACTTATCTAATATTTCTTTTACTTCAACACGATCTAACATACTGTCGTTAATTTATCAGGCACATCAATAGTCCATGTTTGTTGCCAACCATCTAATAAATTCTTATGTGCATATATTACTGGTATTGCTGGACTTGCATTTTCAATAGTTATATCTGTGTTTAACGTATCTTTAACCATCTTGTTAAGTGCTACACGTAAAATAGCATAACATTTATTTGCGTTGTCTTGTTTATTATCGTTGCTCCAAAACTTATCGTTTACCTCCTCTTTGTTAATATCTCGTATGTCTAATACATTTATAATCACATTAAATCTATGTGCTGCTAAATTTTCTACACCAATAAAAGGTGAATCTGAAACCTCAATATGTACTAAAGGAAATAGATTTTTCTTATAGTTATCAATAATTCTATAATCTTCTTCCATTGTTACAGTAGAGGCTTTTAGACCTACTTCACCTTCTTCAAAGATTGTTTTTAATTGTTTTATGAGTTCGTAATATGTATTCATTATAGAAAAGGTTTAAAATCGTACTCAAAAATAAAGTCATACCTTATTGTGTCATATCCTGCTGTGTTATCTGTCGTGTACATTATTTTTGTTTTATTAATTTAGCTTCTAATTTGTTTTTATCTGTTTCAAAACACAAGTATAACATTGCCTCACCTAACGGTAATTTAGTTGCTCTTTCAAGTTCAAAAACGTTTCCTCCAGCGAGGCTGTAAATGTTTTGATACCAACCCCATTTTGAGCCAAAGTTTGTGATAGCTTCGCTTGAACCTCCACCCCCTTGATATAATTCAGGGTAATATTCATGCAGTCTTTCAGTATGTTGCAAAAAAAAACATCTGCACCCATTACAACATCTAACGTTAAATCTAAAGGTTCTTCTTTACCTGTGTAATCTTCTATTAAATAATTGCCTTTACTTTTTACTGTTATAGGTCTGTATAATATAGCCATTACTTTTTGACGCTTAGAGTAATCACTATACATAGAATCCAAATCTGCTTGTTCTCCAACTGTCATTTCTTCCATTGAAGGTATTAAACCATATTCTTTACCCTCGTGTTTTATGATCGTTTGTATAGATGGTTTATCATTTAGTGTTTTAGTCAAAGAATTAACCAAACCATTAAATGAACTCCTGGTAATTTGTTTAACTGTTTCTGGTTCTATATCACATAAGCAACTAACCATTTGCCTATTTATAAATTCAGCATCTTCACTATCTTTAACGCTGTTAATAAACTTTTGATATTGTGATAGTTTAATATCTTTTAGTGTACCAGGTATTTTAATCTTTACTTTCATTACTATAATAACAATTTATTTGTGTTTTGTTTTTTATCTTATGTCGTACTTACCTCTATTTGGATTGTCTAAGTGAAATGTAATGTTATACCTTGAGCCATCAATAGCATGATTAAAATCATCAATATAAAGTTTACTCCCTTTATCAGCGTAAACATGATTGTTTAATTCTCTAGCGATGTTATGACTATTGGGTTCTACTATTAATTCAAACCCTTGCATAATTGATATACCACTTTCTATCGTTCCTTTTTTAACTGCAACCACATTAACGCCATTATGTCTTAAATCTGCAATTAATCGAGGTTCTGCACTATCAGCAACAACTAACATAGTGCCAATCCTATTTAAAATCTTTTCTGCTAATATGTGAGTTTTTAAACCATTCTCGTAAATATGTTCTTTTAAATATATCTTTTTCTTAGCCTTATCTATTGCTACTTCTGTTAATGTATCAGGATCAACACTAAAACCAAAATCCATTCCACATGATGTTTGTAGTTCATCAGGGTTAAACTCTCCAAACTCCCATCTATCAAATACAACACCCTCAGCCTTATCTAACCAGCCTCCAAGTATTTTGTGTTTGTATTTATTAGGGTTTTCTAAACGTATTCTTTCAACTTGTTTTAAGAAAGATTTAGATAGGTTTTCTTCATTATCTTTATACGTTGTATGAATATAACAAACATCATCTTTTTCGCCATTAAAACCCTCTTTAACGCCTTTGTTTTGAAAGAACCGTTTATATATCCAATGTTCTTTTGTAGTAGGGTTTAGTATTAATATAATTCTATTCTTTATTCCTTTTTGTCTAATAGATAAATCAATAGTATCAAAAGTATCTTCATTGTCTAGTTCTTCTGATTCGTCGTTAGTCCATGTTGTTATACCTTGTAAAGATTTTAGATTTGCTGTTTGATTACCAGAAGATGTTTTAATACCTCTAAAAAGTATTTCATTACCTGTTAGTTTGTTTTGTATGTCTTTGGTTGTTATGTAGAAATCATCATTAGAATTAAACAACTCTATTTTTTCAACAAATTCTGGTATAATTGAAAGGTGTGCAGATGTTAGTGTGTATCTTGTAAATAGTATTCTATGTCCACGCTCATAAGTTAAACCTGTAAGAATAGCTGATGTAGTAAATGATTTAGCAGAACCACGACCACCTGTTACAATGAAGTATCTACAATCACTTGTAATTAACGGTTTAAACTTTTCGTTTATCTTCAACTCCAAAAAATTCTGCTAGAGGTTTATTAAACCTGTCTAGCGTTTTATCTCCTAAATCTAATTCGGTTGCTTTTAATGTAGGTATAATATACTTGCTCATATCTAGAAATAACTTAACTCTTTTTTCTGGGTCTAAAGTTTGAAAGTCTTTTTTGATTTGTTCTAGGTTGTCTTTAACCAGTTCAGAAAAGGCATCACGAATTACAGTAGTGTTTTTATTAGCACTACCTTTTGGTCTTCCGTTTTTGTTCCCACTCTTTCCTTTTTCAAAAGGCATTTTTATTGTTTTTTGTTGTTGTTTACAATATATGTTACACTATAATAACAATATTTATCTATTTTGTTTCGTAAGTATCAAATACTACGTTAATTTCATCTATCAGTTTTTTAACACATGATCCACAAGATGATACTTTATGTTGTAGTGCAAATATATGAGCATAGATAGGAATTATTATATTAACTTGTTGTTCGTTTGTTACCTCGCTTCTACGTTCTCTTTTTAAAAATGATTTCCATGTGTTATACTGTTGTTCGGTTAAGCATCTTAGAGCAGTTGTTTTAATTCTGGTTTTGTTTAGTTTCTTTTTACGTTCATCACATCCGCAGTCTTTGCCTTCTGGAGTAAATGCTTCAACTATTTTTTTGATACCAGTAGCTTTGGTTATCTTCTCTACTATATCACCTGCTCCAATAGAATTATCATTATCAAAGTTTTTCTTCCATTCTTTATACTCTAGTGTTCTTTTGTCTTTTGGTTCTTTCATAACTTTCTAAATTTTTTTATTATATCTGTTCGGTTAAGTTTCTCTATTGCTTTGTGTTTTTGATAGTGCAATGTTGATACTGGTATGTTAAGATACTTTGCGTTCTTTCTTAGGCTTCTAGTATGTGTTTCTATTAAGTATCTTTTATCTATTAATCCTATTTCATTTAGAGCATCATCTATACATTGTAATTGTTCCAGGTGTGTTAAATCTGAATCTGTTTTTATAATGTTGAAATAATCGTTTATACTTACTGTTTTGATTCGTTTCTTTTTAATGCTGTTTAAGAAGGCACTAAACATAACCCTATAAATATACCATTTGTTTACTTCAGAATATTTTTTACCTGTTTCATACATTGTAATATACATATCTTGTACTAAATCTTTTGCGGTTTCTTTATCCTTACAAATTCCGTTTGCTATTCTTAACCATTCTTCGTGATTTTTAGATAGTTTTTTTAACACTTAATTTAGTTTGATATTACACAAATATATAAAATTATTTTGAATTATGAATACTTATGCCATAATAAACAACTAACCCATCCTATACAAAACCCTCCTATTATAAAAACTACTGCTATCATATCTATTATTTTAAATTATACTTAATACCTATATAAAAATTAGGGTTCAATCCTCTTGTTCCCCATAGATCTAATAAGTCACTTCTCTTTATAAGCTGTCCTAATGCACTCAATTTTAGTTTAGGCGTTATCATATAACTAACATCGCCAGATAGTCCGTAAGTAGCATATCCCATCTTCCAACGGTGTATAAGTCCTATTACAACCCCAGCAGATAATTCTACATTTGGTATCATCTTGTTTAGTGTCCAATTTGGTATGATTAATAAACTGAAATAATCACCTCCTTTTAATTTAGCATATTCTAATTCTTGGTTTATAGAAAAGTAATAGTTATTAAGTTGATAACCTTGTAGCGAAAAACTTAATTTAGCATCTATTGTTTTAAACGCTTCGTTTCCTCGATCATCACCTAAGAATAAAAGTTTAGCATCTTGGTATATTCCTATACTAATGTTGTCTTGTGCCTTACATTCGTTTATAAATGTTAATAAAATAGCTATTGGTATTAACCAAATCCATCTTTGTTTTGTTGTTAGTTTGTCTTTCATAATATATTTTTACTTTTTAATTCGTTTACTGTTTCTTCTGATTTATAATATAATTTTATCAATCTATTTTTACTTATGTAACTTCCATTATAACCATAAACTTTTCTATTTGGATAGTATTTTAGTTTTCTAAATGGAATTGTTTTTGGATATATAAAATGTGCTAATTGATATATATTTTTATCTTCACCAACAACTAAATGCTTATAAATTTTAAATCTTCCTTTTATTTAAAGCTAATTG